GTGTCGCCTTATTTAGATTCGCGAGAATCACTTTCAAAATGGGTCCATTTTATACACAATAAAATAAATAGCTATTTAGGTAAACCCGAACTAACATATTATGATGCTTTAAACAAATATTATGAAAATTATAAATTAAAAGAAATTAAAAAAAACGATGAACGCAAAAATAAAGAAAAATATATTTTTGGTGCTTTAATAATTATAATTATTCTAGTAATAATATATTTATATTTATATAAATAAAATAATGGGTGCAAAACTTAGATTTTGGAAAAAGGAAAAAAAAGATAAAAATGATTTTTTAAGAATAGTTTTATTTATTATTGTAGTATCAATTATAGTATATTTTTATATGAAAAAAGCAAAAAAAAAATAAAAAGATAACACTGATTTTTTAAGATTAGTATTAGTATTAGTATTAGTATTTATTTTATTATTATTTTTATTATATTTATATATGAAATAATACTATGAAACTAGAATTAATAATTTTTTTAATAACTATTTTTGTATTAGCAAATACATATTTTGAAGGAAAATTGATTAATAAACTCAAACAATATCAAAAATATTACAAAATGGCGTTGTTTGCTTTTATTGGTTTGTGTATATATTTATTTATTAAGAAGAATCCAGGCAACTACAAAGAACTCGTAACGCACGCCAATAGTTATATAAAATATTTGCCTATTGATAGGAACACAGCAAGTTTTATAACCCCTATTATCGATTTAACATCTAAATCAATAACAAACGAATTAAATAATAATTTTAATTTTTCAAGTCCAGTTAGTAATCAACTATCACAGAATTTATTAACTTCAATAAATAATAATCAAAATTACTTATCCAAACAACAACAAAAAATATTGTCTTCCGGAAATATATCAACAAAAAGAAGTGTCAGTGAAACAAAAAAAAAATATGTAGCTGCCTCGCAAAATTGGCATTGTAAACATTGTCAGAAACAATTACCTGCGTGGTTTGAAGTAGATCATGTTAAAAAATTAGAATATGGGGGTTCAAATAATATTGACAATTTAGAAGCGCTATGTAGAGATTGCCACGGCAAAAAAACTGCTTTTGAAAATCTATAAATATTGGGTTTATAAATAAATAATATACTTATTATGTAATATATTATTTATGGCTACTGAAATAATAACTCAGGTCGGTAAATTATCTAGAGAATATTTACAAACTAAAACAAACGAAGCAATTGCTGTTTATAGTAATAATAAAAATAAATATTATATTCCTATAATTACAGCAATATTGGTCTTGTTATTGGGTCTATTTTATTATTTAAATGACAAGCAAAATATTTTCAATATAAAAAATTCGGTGTATGAAATATTAATGTGGTTATTTTTAATAGCATTTTGTATATACACTTTTCTATTGTATGTTTATAAACATAATAGTCAAAGTTATCAAGATTTTAAACCCGATTATAGTTTTTTTAATATGTATAAATATGTTGGACTACTATTTTTAATAATATTATTTCCAGTATTAATAATTAATTTTATATTATATTTACACAAAACTAATAATGATGTTTTTAATGTTACACAAACCATATTAGGAGTATTAATAGTTATTGTAATTTTCGCAATAATAGCAAAAGTATTTTCTATAAAACCTGGCACCCAAGAAAAATCTGATGAGGGTTCTGATAGCACATCATCACAAAATCCTTTTCAAATTATAATAACACTACTAAAAGACATAATATTTTTTATTCCTTGTTTACTAATTATATTAGTAGATGAAATAAATAAAGATATAAGATTGACACCATCTTCTATCTATTTATTATTTTTTATATTATTAATTTTAATAACATTAATATTTGTATTGCCTGTATTATTTAAATATTTAGCAAAACTTAATAAAAATGATATTTTATCTGGAGAAGGTCCTTTTTATTTAAATGAAAGGAGAACTTTAGGAAAATATCAAAATTTAGACAAAAATGTTGCCGCCAATCTTGCAATTCCAAACTTTGGAACTCTTGATATTGGAAATACACCTTTAGCCAATAATATTAATAATATATTTTCAAATTTTAAAACAAACTTCACCAATAGTTCTAGTAAAACTGAAGATAGTTCAATTGAAAATAGTTCTAATGAAGAGGTTGTAAGAAATGAGTATCATAATAGCAAGAATAATATTTCAGATAATACTAAAGGGTATGATTTCAAACTATTTAAAAATGATTTGAATGGGCAATATAATATAGGAGCGAAATATTATGATCCTTCAAAAATTAATGGCAAATTTCCTTATAATTATACTTATAGTATAAGTTTTTATATTTATATAAATCCACAACCCACTAATACATCTATTGCTTATACCAAAGATACCGAATTGTTTAATTATGGATTTAAACCAGTTATATATTATAATGGAAACTCTAGAAAAATTATTATTAAGTCTAGAACAATAAGTAATAAGTCAGATCAATTAGATACTATATATGAAATGACGCATGTAAAGCATCAAAAATGGTTATATTTTGTTATTAATTATGAAAATAATAATATAGATGTCTTTATTGATGGTAAATTAGTAGGTGCTAAAAATAACATCACGCCATATTTTATAGGGGATAGCGTAACTATTGGTGAAGACGATGGTATATATGGAAGTATTAAAGAAATATTCTATTTTGATAAAATTAAAACTCCTGACTCCATCCAATTTTTATATAGTTTAACAAAAAATAATAATTTTCTTTAGAAAAAAATAAAAAAAATTACAAAAAAAACAAATTTAAAACATTATAATATTTTTATATATTAATATTTTATAATGAGTGTTATAAATATAATTATTTTAGTAATTCTTGCTTTAGTATTATTTTGGGGATTAAAGAACGTATTTTTTAAAACAAATATAATTTACGATAGAATGTGTGATGCTTCACAAGCAGAAACGGCAGTTACAGCACCAACTACGAAAACTACTACTAACATAATAGTTGCTGGAGATATTCCCGAGACTACTTCATCCAATTTTACATTAAGTGTTTGGTTTTACATAGATAATTGGGGGAATAATATTGGTAATGAAAAAAATATATTATATATGGCCACAGATTCGGCATCACAAACACGAGCAGGGCTAAAAAATGGTCTATCTGGTATTAGTAAAAAAGTTTCAGTATCACCTACGCAGACGACACAACCATTTAATAAAAATATTAACATAGCATTAGACACATATGAAAATAATTTATTTATAGATATAGAGTGTTTTGGTGCTGCAGCCAATGAAACAATTTTTACTAGATATAAAATACCTAATATATCAGTTCAAAAATGGAATAATTTAACGCTAAGTGTTGATGGTCGAACATTAGATGTATATTTAGATGGTAAATTAAGAAATTCATTTATGTTGCACGGATTATATAAAAATTATTATGATACAAGAATCTTAAAAAATATATATTTAGGAAATATATCTACTAGTAACCCTGGTTTTGAAGGTTTTATAACACGTGTTCGCTATGAAGGTGCATCTTGTAATCCACAAGATGCTTATAATATTTATAAAGAAGGAATAAACGCATCTTTAGCTAATTCTATATTCAATAAATATAGCTTAAAAGTAAGCTTTTTAGAATATAATAAAGAAAAAGGAACTTTTCAAATTTAAATAAAATATTATAAAATATTATAAAATATTATAAAATATTATAAAATATTATAAAATATTATAAAATATTATAAAATATTATAAAATATTATAAATTATATTATATTATTTATATTAATTATATATAAATAATATGAATTCTAACGGAGGAGTATTAGGAAATATTAATAAATATTTTAACACAATGATACCATATGATACACAGAAGAAACTCGGAGATTTTAGTGGTTTTTTGTCCTCCAATACCATGATTGCTAGAGGGACTTTCTTGTTAGGAGTATTAATTCTTTTTTCAATATTATTTTATATTGGAAGTAAAGTTGTATATTATTTTCTATCTCCATCGGGAACACCATATATAATAAGTGGTATGAAGGATGCTACAGAGGCAATAACTATTGTTCAAAATACAGGACAAAAAAATTCTATTCCAATTTTAAGAAGTAACAATGAATATGGCGGTATTGAATTTACATACTCATTTTGGATATATGTTAACGATGTAAACTATAATGAATCAATAGATTTTAAACACGTTTTTAATAAAGGTTCTCCTCCAAATTCTGTGCGCGAATCAACAAGTGTCGGTATATTTGGACCAAATAATAGTCCCGGTGTCTATTTATATAATGGCAAGAAAAATTTAGCTACAAACTTATTAGAAAGTTACCCAGTTTTAGGAATGTTAGTAACATTAAATGTTTTTCATAATAATGAAAGTGACTATGGAAAAAAACCATATTATGATGATATATATGTAGACGCAATACCAATTAAAAAATGGGTAAATGTCATAATACGTGTAACATCACAAAATATTTGTGATATATATATAAATGGAAGTTTAACAAAACGTCATAAATTATCTAATATAGTTAAACAAAATTATGATAATTTATATGTAAATTATAATGGTGGATTTTCTGGTAATTTATCAGATTTGAAATATTATAATTATGCTATTGGAACTTTAGAAATTGATTCACTAAATGCTAAAGGACCAAATCTTCAAATTACGAAAAATAGCAATATTGAAAAAGCATCAAAATCAGCAAAAGGTCAATATTTAGCCACGCAATGGTATTTTAACGATACAGAGGTATTGTCATAATAAATACATATATTTTCATAATTCATATTTCATATTTCATATGAATTTTATAATAACATATAATATATTCATAATTATAAATATATTATAATTATGACTTCTATTTCTAATGCCAGAAATAACTATATTATTTTAACAAATAACATTGTTACTACAAGTAATGTTGGAAGTCTTTTATATATAAAAGAAAATGTCACTGATTTAAGTAGTAATAGAACCGATGCTAGTTGGCAAATAATTTTACAAAAATTACATAGTAACAATATTACTTATAAAAATAGAATAATATTGAGTGGAAAAATTAATAATACTAGTAATAATACCATAACTAGTTGTTGCTTAATTACCCAAAATAATATAAAAAATAATATGAAATTTATTTTTGATTCATCTAATAACAAAAATGGTAAAATTTTATTTGTAAAAAATTTAAATACTAGCGATAATTCATATAATTATTTATTTAATAATTTACGTAATACATTTTTTGAAAAAAATAACTATAATACTATAAATAATTCTTTAACTACTAATATTAATGACACTTATAATCGTTATATATATCATTTTAATTATTATTTTAGCAATTCTGATATGTATCAAATAAATATTAGTGATTATCTATATAAATATAGAAAATATTTATATATAGATTCTTCAAGCAACATCTTAGATAGCAATTATAGTTATAGTTATAGTAATACAAAATATACTATTACTAGTATAAGTAACGATTTTTCTTTTAATAATACAACAATAGATAGTTCTAGTATTATAAATTTTAAATCATCAAATTTTACTACGCTATTAGTTGACAATACTAATGAAGTATTAGAAAAAAATATTTTTTATTCTTCAAATCGCAATATATTATCTTACAACAAACTTACCTTAGATTATAAACATAATAATTATTATAATTTTAGTTTAAGTTCTGCCGCCGATGATTTACCATTTTATACATCTAGTTTAAATAATAATATGAATATTATTAAAACTTTTTTAATAAAAACTAACAATCTTCAAATAATACAAAATATAAAAAGTAATAGCAAAATTATTTTTGGATTAAAAAATATATATCTTCATAATGTAAAAGTATTAGATTATAGTAGTAATTTATATACTAAAACAATAAAATTTAATAATCAACCTAATAAAATATTGAAACGTGATTTTTCAAATACTATATTTTTAGGCCTTGGTAATTGTTTAACAGGAATTACACAACATGATTTATATAATCATATACATTTTTCAACCAATTCTAGTAATAAATCAATTATTACATTCAAAAAAAATATAAATACACAGAACATAACAAACAATTCAGAATTCACGTCTCTTATACCAAATCTTAGTAAATATTATTTACTTGATATTTGTTTAAATTATACTAAAAATAACCTTAGTCATAATATAAATAACACAATAAACTATAATAGTATATTATATAATAATGTAATAAATCAAGCAAGTAAAATTTTTAATTTAAATTTAACAAGGTATTTTAATGCTTTAACTAATAATAATTATAAAAATAGCTTTAATAACTTAGCAACAATAAATAACATAACTGATAATATATACTCTATAAGTTACGAGCAAGTAAATTTAGCAACAAAAGTAGAATTTAAAAATTTTATAATAGATCCTAGTAATATAATATTTAATAACTTTGTAAATTTATCAAGAGAAAACACAAACACTTTATTATCAATAAATTCAGACGAGATTTATTATGATTTAAGATATAACTATAATAAAACTTTTTATATATTCAATAATTTAAATATACATTTGCTGCCTGAATCTATAAATTTAGCACGCTATTTGGATTTAGATATATTAAACTTTTATAGTCTAACATTTGCTAATTTTATTATAACTTCTGAATCAAGCGATTTTACCAATATTGATTGTATTTTTATTTATCATGATCCTATTAATGACCCTGATGAAAGATTTAGATATCCTAATAATAATATAGAAATTAAAAGAGACGCCGATATTGATACATTATCAAAAGCAATTGAGCAATATCGTGGCTCTGGAGCACGCACATCAACAACAAACGCGGTTTTTATTCCAGCAAAAAATGGCAGTAATTTATCAAGAAAAATGATACAAGGTTTAGTTGGATTAAATAATGTTCCAAAATTATTATCTATTGAACCATATGATCCTAATTTTATAAATGGTAGAGGGTTTATTGATCAATATCAAATAGGTGATGCTTGTATTACTACAAATTGTGATAAACTAGCTGTTAAACAAAACGCTATAAAGCATGACTCGGTTAAAAACAACACACTTAATTTATCAAATACATTAAAGAAACAAAATTATGCCAATATAGTTAAATCCAACAGACGAAATAAATTGTCACAAGAGTGTATAAATAACAATACAAATACAAATAATGTAGTAACTATAAATAATATAATAAATGATCCAAATTGTAATAATACAATAAAATATACTCCCTTTGTATTATTTGAAAAAGGTAAAGGAAAATATTTATAATACTAATTGTAATAATTAATATATACTATAAAATATATACTATAAAATATATACTATAAAATATATACTATGATAATAGTGGTCGTTGATTATTTTCATACACCATGGGATAAGGCATTATAATACTTTGCTGTCTCTCAAAAAACTCTTTAAATTCTAGATTTATAATACTTGGAATAACAGGTTCACAAGGAGTTTCTAAATTAGTTGAACCTATACCTCGTAATTGTGATTCA